TGTGATAACTCATTCAGCCACAACCTGGCTGTCTTGGCGGCTGCGATCTATTACCAGACCCAAGGTTTGATTTTGACGCGCATCGAGGGGGAATCGATTCGACGTGACGGGGTTGATGCAGTCGAAGTCATTTGTCTCGATTTCGTGGAAAGTAACGGTGACATGAGCGTCGTTGCGCCTCTCGATCGGGTTGTCAAACCATTTCCAGTTCGGGTGACGCATGCCTGATGTCACGCTTTCAGAGGCGTTGCGCGAGGCATATGCGAGCGCACCTTCTGATGTGGTGATCCTGCACACCTTGGAGCTGCGCCACCCTGACTTTAAAAATGAGTCGGGTGTGACAACAGCTATCCGGGTGGTGCGAGATCAGCAAGACCTCTTTGCTCGCCTCGAAGCCTCAGCACCGTTGAACTCAAGTGAAGCGGTCAGGTTCCTGGCCATGGGATTCGATTTGGATTTGCCACCTGTGGACATCGCACCTGTCCCTGAGGTCGTGCTGACCTTGGACAACGTTTCACGCGAGATCGTCAAACACCTTGACGCTGCATCGGAGTCAGAGGCTTCCATCGAAGTGACCTATCGCCCGTACTTGTCAAACGATGTGGATGGGCCGCAGATGGACCCTCCCATCACGCTGGTACTGACCGAGGTGGAGGCGGATGTGATGCGAGTGACCGCAAGGGCGCGAATGGTCGATATCGGGAACAAAGCGTTTCCAGGTCGGTTGTACACCTCGACAGAGTTTCCGGGACTTGCCCGGTGATGGGTAAGTCATGAAACCAACAGACGGCTACTGGGCGCACCGATACATAGGTCGCCCATGGATAGCAGGCGCACGAGGCCCCGAGTCATTTGACTGCTGGGGCCTTTTTTTATGGGTGCAGAGAAATCACTTCGGACGTGAGCTTCCGCTCATCCCTGTGGATGCGCTGGATTTGCGAGTGGTGCTCAGGACATTCAACGAGCACCCTGAGCGCAAACGCTGGCAGCGCGTGCCAACGCCAAAGCATGGGGATGCCGTTCTGATGCGTCAGTCCAGATATCCGGTGCATGTCGGTGTTTGGTTAGACATCGATGGCGGGGGCGTATTGCATTGCGCACAAGGTGTGGGTGTGGTGTTTCAGGACTTGTGGGCGCTTGACCGTCATGGTTGGCGTGTCGAGGGGTTTTATGCATTTCGAGGTGAGCCATGCCAAGCAGCAATGACGGTGTCGTAGTTTGGCTCCGAAACCCATTCGATCCCCATGAGCGTGATGTCCATCACGTTCAGGGCAATCCAACCATCAGCCAATGGATGAAACAAGAGCAGATTGTTTTTGAGCAACCAACGCTGGTGCTCAAGAACGGTAGGCCTGTGCTGATGGCTGAACGCTGCGTGACCCTCATTGAGGCTGGAGATGTCATTGCATTGGTGTCGCTGCCGCAAGGTGGTGGAGGCGGGGGTAAGAACCCGTTGCAGACGGTTTTGATGATTGCCGTATTGGTCGTGGCCAATGCCTATGGTGCTGAGCTTGCCGCTTCGTTCGGGTATTCGGGGGCAGTCGCGACTTCGGTGGCCTCAACGGCAATTGCTGTGACGGGTTCCATCATCGTGAATGCCTTGGTGCCGCTGCCCAATCAGAGCCTGCCCAATGCCACAGCCAGCTCATCTTCACCAAGTCCAACCTACTCACTGCAGGCGCGTGGCAACTATGGGCGACTGTCCCAGCCGATTCCTGTTGTGTATGGGCAGCATCTGATTTATCCGGATTTGGCAGCGATGCCCTATACGGAGTACGTCGACAACGAGGAGTACCTGCACCAGCTCCATGTGATCGGTATTGGGCACTTTCAGTTTGAAGAGCTCTCAATTGATGACAGTCCCATTTCTTCGTTCGAAGAAGTACAGGCTCAAGTGATTGAGCCAGGCGGTCAAAACACCTTGTTCAACAACGATGTGGTGACTGCTGCTGAAGTCACCGGGCAGGAGTTGATTGCCGTCGCTGATACGGGCGGCAGCATCATCGGACCATTTGCGCTGAATCCTGTGGGGACTCAAATCAATCAAATAGGGATTGATGTGGTCATGATGCGTGGTCTTTACTACGCAACAGACAGTGGGACGCTAGACAGTCGTGCGGTCCAGTGGCGTGTTGAGGCGAGAACCATCAACGACGATGGAGATGCCACCTCGGGATGGATCCATCTTGCGGATGAGTCCTATTCGGCTGCCACCAATACGGCACAACGCAGAACCTACAAGTACGTGGTAGGGGCAGGTCGCTATGAGGTGCGCGTTCAAAGGCTAGATACCAAAGACACCAGCAACCGTGCGGGGCATGAGCTTCGCTGGGGGCAAGCAAAGGGCTATCTGGTAAATCCATCATTGCCATCGGACTTGACCTTGCTGGCATTGCGCATGCGGGCAACAGATAACTTGTCACAGCGGTCATCTCGTTTGGTGAACTGCTTGGTCACACGAAAACTCCCTGTTTGGTCCAAGACCACAGGGTGGAGTTCACCTCAAGCTACTCGCTCGATTGCTTGGGCATTTGCAGATGCAGCGCGCTCGAGCTACGGGGCAGGGTTGCCTGATGCAAAGATTGACTTGAATGCACTCGGTCGACTGGACGGCGTGTGGTCTGCGCGTGGTGATACGTTCAATGGCGTGTTTGACCAGAACCTAACGGTTTGGGACGCCATGGGGCAGATTGCTAGAGCTGGACGTGCGGTTCCGTTCCTGCAAGGCGGCATTGTGCGCATTGTTCGAGATGAACCCAAGACCATCCCTGTGGCCTTGTTCTCCACCCGAAACATCGTGCGCAGCAGTTTGAAGATTCAGTACGTGATGCCGGGGGATGCGACAGCGGATGCGGTTACGGTTGAATACTTCAATCCCAAGAGCTGGAAGCCTGATGAGGTCACGGTGGCCCTCGCGGGGTCGGCCCTGTCTAAACCTGCTCGCTTGAAGCTCTTTGGTTGCACCGACAAGTTCCAAGCTATGCGCGAGGGCAAGTACATCGCAGCGGCCAATCGGTACCGCAGGCGAATCATCACTTTTAGGACAGAGCTTGAAGGGCTCATCCCGACCTATGGGGACTTGGTAGCCATCAGCCATGACATGCCTAGCTGGGGCGTCAGTGGTGAGGTCTTGTCTTGGGATGGTGCATCAAAAGTCTTGGTTTGTTCTGAACGCTTGCCTTGGCAGACAGGGGCGAATCACTACATCGCTTTGAGACGCGTAGATGGTTCTGTGACTGACCCAATAGGTGTGACGCTCGGAGCGACAGAGCGACATGCAGTGCTGCAGCAAGCTCCGAGCATTGCACTCCAAACCGGTGGAGGTGAGGAGCGAACGCACTTTGCATTTGGGGTGGGGCAGACCTGGGCCCAGATGGCGCGCGTCATGAGTGTGAAGCCTCGAGCTGATTTGGTGGAGGTGACCTGCGTTGCAGAAAGTGTCGCAGTTCACGCCGCTGATCAAACATAAAACGAACGAGTTGTTCACAACCCGCCTTGAAGTGATTCAGGCGGGTATTTTTTTGGGAGTTATCAAATGCCAGAACCTACGAGCAGCGGAGTGGCAGGCGCCGCCGCTGCATACAAAGCCTTTGGTGGAACGGCTGCTGCCGCAGCCAGTGGTGCAACGCTTGCTGCTGTCGTGGTCATGCTTATGACACCACCCCGCGATAAGCGTGAGTGGACAGTGGGGTTGATCAGTACGGTGGTTTCAAGCATCGGCGGTGGTGCAACCACTATCGAGTATTTCCAGCTTCACCACTGGGCGTTCTCAACGGTGGGCCTGTGCGCCATGGGCGGTTTGATCTTTGCTTGCGGCTTGCCCGGCTGGGCATTGGTGCGGTGGATTTTTAACTTCATAGAGCAGAGGCGAGATGCCTCGATTGATGAGGTTGCCAAAGATGTGAGGGAGATGCTGTGAAACCACAAGACTTCATTGCGCTCATTGGTCCTGCCGCACGGGCTTGTCACAAGTCCACTGGCGTACCAGCCAGCATTACCGTTAGCCAAGCGGCACTCGAGTCTGGCTGGGGTGAATCAGGGCTCACCAAAACGGCCAAGAACCTGTTTGGGATCAAGGCCGACAGTTTGTGGCGCGGTGAAACCGTAACGCTTGACACCAAGGAATTCATCCGAGGGCAGTGGGTCGTTGTGCCTGCTAAGTGGCGCAAGTACCCGACGTGGCAAGCAAGTGTCGATGACCATGCTGCATTCTTGAAGCGTAACCCTCGCTACAAAGACTGCTTCCTGTGTGTGTCGGCTCAGACCTTTGCACGAGCACTCCTCAAGGCTGGATACGCGACTGATCCTGACTATGCCGACAAGCTGATCCGTTTGATTGGTACCTACAACTTGGGTTCGTTGGACGGGGAGGGGATATGAGCTGGATCCGTGTTTTAGTGGAACTAAACAAATCTTTGCTACTCAAGGGGCTGCTGCTTCTCATGGCGTTTTTACTAGGTCTGCAGATGGGGCAATCCCGTCTGCAGCGCCGGTGGGATGCTGAGAAACAAACTGTGCAAATCGCTCAAGCAAAGCAAGAGCAGCACGCTGCCGATGTGGCCCAAGTTCAAAACCAAATATCTAAGGAGATCTCAGATGACTATCGTAAGAAGTCGAGTTTGTTGGCTAGCCGTGCTGTTGTCGCTGAACGGGTGCTCGACAACTACGAGTCCAATGCAGACAGTTTGTCCCCCGTTTCCGCAGGTCCCGAACGAATTGATGGAGATCCCACCAACTATGTACCTATTGCCAATAGAAGTGAAGGTGCAACCCTAAGTTGCGAACGGACTATGCAAGACGCTGCCCAGGCTACTTTGATGCTCGTTGAGCTTCAAAAATGGCTTCTCAGTCAGCAAAGGCTCTACCCACGGTAAGTGCTACAAGTTTTTTAAGTAAAACATCACAAGTTTTCCTTGCCACCTACTTTCCACGTCTCTCGCCCCTTTTTTACCGTTTGCGACATTACGTCTTGCTCTTTGTAATTGCTTTTTGATTTTTGCTAGTTGAATGATTTGTTTTGAATTCATAAATTAATTCTTTATTATTGATATATATTAATTAATATAGTGATTTATAAAAATAATTAGAACTTTAGGTATGTTTCGGCGTATTTGGAAATCATCAAGTGCAGAGGGGTTGGGAAGGTTACTTGTACTGTTTGCATGAACAGTATCAGTATTGTTGAACCTCCAAAATTCTCATTAAATTGATTTGTGAGGGCATGTACTCAAACTGGTGAAAGTCACCAGTTACTCGTTAAAATGAACCTATGCGTAAAACAACTAGGTCGAGCAGCGGTGCTCACTTCTCAGGCCATGAGACATTCCCGCTTCGTCAAATGTGGCTGAAAAAAGCCTTTGATAAGGCAGATTCTTCGATGCAGGTGCCAAAGGCAATCTTCACAGATGAAGGTGCTATTGCGACTTTTGGTGTTGGTAAAAACATGGTTAGCTCGATCCGTCATTGGGCTTTGGCGTGTGATGTCTTCAGGGAGTCTGCTGAACATCCTGACAGTTTTTCCATATCGCCAATTGCAATCCAAATTTTGGATGACAGCGGATTAGATCCGTATGCAGAGAACCCTACATCGGCATGGCTTGCTCATTGGTTATTGGCCGGACGGGGTGCTCGGTCCACAACATGGCGTTGGCTGTTCAATCAAGTAACTGCCCCAACTTTTACTCGACAAGAACTTGAGGCTCCTCTAGCAGATTTCGCAAGAAAGCTAGAGCCAAAACGCAAACTTTCAGCGTCAACTTTGTCGCGTGATATCGAAACTTGCTTACGAAGCTATGCACCTCGATTTGCGGGTGGTTCGCCTGAAGATTTTGCTGAGCCACTATTAGGTGAGCTTGGATTGCTGCAAGAAGTCCATAAGGGGCAATATGCATTCCGCCGAGGATCCAAAGCAACTTTGCATGACGGTATGTTTGCATACGCGCTTCTTGATTTTTGGGAAAACACAGACGCAGGTCTAAGTTCATTAGCGTTTGAGACTGTTGCTTATGGTGAGGGATCGCCGGGACGTGTTTTCAAACTTGATGAAGACTCTGTCGCTGAGCGATTGATGGTTCTAAGTGATCTGACTAAAGGTTTTTTGGCCTGGACTGATACAGCCGGATTGCGCCAAGTTCATAAACAACCGGGTGACTCAGAGAAGTTACGCCGCGAAATGATTCGAGTAGCTTATGAATGATGAAGGTTTGATGCTCAAAGACATCATCCGTGTTTCTCGCCACTATCAGCGGTCCATTCGCGTGGACGCTGACTTGGGGCGTCACGATGCTTTAACTGGGTTTATTTGCCATTCAACTGCAGCCTCTGTTTTGGACAGTATGTCCAAGCAAGTTACAGAAACTAATCAAAGGTCGTTTACTTGGACGGGGCCTTTTGGTGGTGGCAAATCTTCTTTGGCAGTTGCTTTGGCAAGTGCGCTACATCCTGAAAAAGCACTGCGCGCAAAAGCGCGAACTGTTCTTAATCTAGATCGATCTGCTTCATTTGATCGTGCATTCCAAACCCGCAAGGGATGGTTAATAGTCCCGGTTGTCGGTAAGAGAGGAAGTGTTGTTTCTGAGCTTAATGCCGCATTGCGTAAGGCTAAAGGCAAGGGTAGTGACAACCGCAAGATCTCTCCAACGGCATTAATAAATGAGCTGGTTCAAACAGCGGAAGATCGAGCACACGACGGCGTTTTGGTCGTTCTTGATGAGATGGGCAAATTTCTAGAGGCCTCTGCAATGGGGCAAGGAGATGATGTTTATTTCTTCCAAGAATTGGCAGAAGCTGCGGCACGTGCTAACGGTAAATTGGTCATAGTAGGAATCCTGCACCAGTCGTTCGCTCAATATGGAGCCAGGCTCGGTACGGATACCCGTAATGATTGGTCGAAAGTTCAAGGCCGATACGTTGACTTGCCTTTTGTTGCTGCCAGCGATGAAGTTGTTGAATTAATTGGTCGCGCTATTGAGGCAGATCGTCGGCCACCATGGATGCAAGATGCATCCAATGCAGTCGCTGAGTCGATAAGATCTCGACGCCCAGCAGTTGGTAAGAAGTTTGGGCAGGCCTTGAGCTCGTGCTGGCCACTTCACCCAACAATGGCGGCGTTATTAGGACCGATTTCAAAACGTCAATTTGGCCAAAATGAACGTAGCACGTTTGGATTTCTTTCGTCTGTAGAGCCGCATGGCTTTCATTCTTATCTTGAGTCCACGCCATTAAAGGCTGCTACTTGGTATCGCCCAGATAACTATTGGGATTACTTGCGCGCCAACTTAGAGCCCGCAATTCTTGCGTCGCCTGATGGCCATCGGTGGTCGCAAGCAGTTGAGGCCGTTGAGCGTACAGAGGCAAAGTCAGGTAGTCCTTTCCTCGTAGAGCTCATTAAAAACATCGCCATCATTGACTTGTTTAGAAATGGATCAGGCTTAGCTGCTGACTCAGATGTGCTCGGTTCCATTTTCTACAAAGAGCCAATTTCAAATATTGAAAAAGGACTCCAAGAGCTTGCACGCTTGAAGGTCGCTTTGTTCAAGAAACATACTGGCGCTTGGTCTGTTTTTGAAGGTAGTGACTTCGATATCGATGCAGCAATCGCTCAAACCTTAGCTGCCTCATCAGGGGTTGATTACAACCATTTGGTGCAGTTGATGGGGTTGCACCCCGTTGTTGCTAAACGTCACTATCACGAGACCGGCAGTATGCGCTGGATGAATCTCGCACTTTATCGACTTGATGAGGCGGAGCGTCTTGCTGAAAAGTTCACGCCTGTCGGCGGAGAGTTTGGTTTGTTCGCGCTCGCATTGCCTGGTCGCGGTGTGAGCCTTAAGGCTGCACAAAAACGTGCTCAAGAAAGCACCCGTTTGCAACCATGGCCAGTATTGGTCGGTATTCCCAAAAATCATGCTCGTATTGAGGAGCTCGGCTCTGAATTGGTTGCGCTTGAAATTGTTAAGGATCGTCATGAACTTCAAGGGGATGCGGTAGCGCGTCGAGAGGTTCACGCACGTTTGGCTTCAGTGCGTGCAAATCTAGAAGAACAGCTACAAGTTGCGGTGACAAACGCACACTGGTTTACAGGTGTCGATGAGCCTGTCGAAAACGGTGCTCGTTTGTCTCCAATAGCATCTGAGCTGGCGGACGAGCTTTATTCGGACGCGCCTCCGGTATGGAGTGAGTTGGTAAATCGAGATAGTGTTTCAAGTACAAGTGTTAAGGCTCGACGGGATTTGTTGCATCGCATGCTTGATCATGAAAATGTCGAGAGTCTTGGCATTGAAGGATTTCCAGCTGAACGTGGGTTATACGAAACCCTGCTGGGAGCTACGAAACTGCACCGTCAAGATGAAGATGGCGTTTGGCGTTTCATGGCTCCAAATAAGAAGCACGCATCTGAGTTTTTACCGTTGTGGAAGGCTGCCACGAAGCTGTTTGTCAATGCTACGGCTCGTGTTAAGGCCTCTGCTATCAATGAACTTTGGTTGGCCCCTCCGTACGGTGTGAAGTCTGGAATACAGCCGATCATCTTTACTGCATTTTTGATGGCGCATAAATCGAATGTTGCTGTCTATAAAGATGGAATGTTTATTCCACGAATAACGGATGCAGATATTGATGAATATCTACAGGATGCAAGTCGTTTTTCTTTACGATGGATCGTCATTGATGAAGAGAAAACACACATCCTGAACGGTATTGCACAGATTCTTTCGGATGTTGGACATGCTGCTGAAGCTCGAGATCCATTAGAGGCTGCGCGAGGGCTTGTTGCGCTTGTATTCAATTTGCCTGTTTGGGCTCAAAGAACTCATCAACTAAGTGAAACGGCTCGATCGATTCGTGATACTTTGTTGAAAGCAAGCGATCCGCATAAAGTTTTGTTTGTTGATTTGGTTGCACTCTTTGATAGCAGCGACGCAACTTCATACATCAATGCTCTTAAAGCACCGATTTCAGAGCTCGCTGGTGCATATGAAGCCATGTTGAAGAAAGTTGAGGCCGAGATGCTTAATGCACTTGATGCTCCAGCTGATCAATTGAATCGCTTGCGAATTCGTGCTGAGACGGTATCGGGTATCACAGGGGATTTAAGACAAGATTCATTTGCGACAAGACTTGCAAAGCATGATGGCAGCAAGGAAAGCATTGAAGGTATCTTGAGTATGGCGGCCAATAAGCCTCCGCGTGATTGGACTGATCGCGATATTGATGTTGCGTCGTTAGAAATTTCGCAATTCTCATTACGCTTTAGACAAGCTGAAGCGTTTGTGGCAGTTCGAGGACGTAAACCAAATAGTGAAGCATTTGCAGTTGTGATTGGTGCAGGTTCTGATGCAAGAACAATTACGCGCTCGTTTGCAATTACAGATCGTCATCGAGCTGCTGTTGAGTCCAAGGCTGATGAAATTGCAGATCAGCTAAAACGGCAAGGTCTGGATACTGACGTATTGCTTGCCATCCTTGCCAAAGTCGGGATGCGATTAACGAACGATGAGGAAAGTAACCATGTCTGAACGCCATGTCTTAGGACTGTCAGGAGGAAAAGACAGTGCCGCACTCGCTGTCTACATGCGTCAAGCTCACCCTGAGCTAAACATCGAGTACTTCTTCACCGATACAGGCAAAGAGCTTCCTGAGGTTTATGAGTTCCTTGGACGATTAGAAGGTTACTTAGGGAAACCAATCGAGCGATTAAATCCTCGACGCGGCTTCGATTTTTGGTTGCGTGAATACAACCACTTTTTGCCGTCTCCTCAAACACGTTGGTGTACAAGAAAGCTTAAGTTGACTCCATTTGAACAATGGATAAAGCCGATGCTGTTGGCGGGTGAAAAAGTTACTTCGTATGTTGCGATTCGAGCTGACGAGGAGTTCCGTGAGGGCTATTCATCGAAGCAAGAGAATTTAAGTGTGAAGCTTCCCTTTAGAGAGGCCGGTATTGATAAGCCAGCCGTCGTTGATATTTTGGAATCTTCTGGCGTCGGATATCCGAAGTACTATGAATGGAGGTCACGTAGTGGATGTACGTTTTGCTTCTTCCAGCAGAAAATTGAATGGGTGCGATTGCGAGAGCGACACCCTGAAGCGTTTGAAGAAGCTAAGTCGTTGGAGAAAGATGCGTTAGAGCATGGTTCGCCTTTTACTTGGTCTGCTGGCGAATCACTGATCGAGATGGAAAAACCGGAGCGGATCGCGCAAATCATTGAAGACTATGAAAAGAGACGCGCCCGTGCCAAAGCCTCAATTCCAATCAATCCACTAAGACCCGTTCGAACTTGCCCTGAAGATATTGATGATGTTTACGGTGAGGATGAGGGGGGAGGTTCTTGTTTAATTTGTCACAAGTGA